TCATGGAGCAATTGCCAAAAATGTGGACTCAGGACCTACGTCAATGTGCATGATGTGGATATCTTTTGTGGCCAGCAGGCCGATTCTATAAGGCACATAGGCCATTTACCGTGTGCGAAGTTTGAGTCACAGTCTCTTCGAGATCGGCAAAAAAAGGGGCCTTGATGGCTCTGTGAGCAGGATTTCGGAGGAAGATGCAGAAAAGGTCGTCCGGACGCCTTGGAGCGGTGAGAACTACAGCAAGCGCCTATGGAATAATACCGAAAAGCTCGGCAAGACCATCCGGGATGTCGTTTCTTCTGGCGTCCATCGCGGCCTGAGCGTCCAGAAGCTCAGCAAGATGGTCGAGGAGCGCATGAACGTCGGGCATACACAGGCAGTTCGCCTCGTCCGGACGGAAATGAACTTCTCGCTAAACCGTGCCATCCTTGACGGCATCAAAGCAAGCGGCATGAAATACTACCGCTTCGTCGCAACCCTAGACCGCCGGACGTCGGCGCAATGCCGCGCCCATGACGGCCATGTCTACAAGGTCGAGGACTACAGTCCCGGCACTAACGCACCGCCACTCCATCCACATTGCCGCTCGACCATCGTCGGCAGTCTCAAGGGGGATAGCAAGCCCAAGGGAAAGAGGGCGGCTCGGAATCCGGATGGGAACTATATCCGCGTGCCAGCCAGCATGACCTATGCGGAATGGTATCAACAGTACGTTGACCGAACGAGTACAGGCGAAAAAATCTTCGCACATCATGATTTGGAAAATGGTATAATAAAGGCAGATAAATCAAATGTAAAAGGAACAGCCTACGGTGTAAATCTGGTAACATCTAAAAAGGGCGGAAAGACCTGGAATTTTTATGATGGCAGCGGCTTGCAGTATTTGCAGGTTTCTGATAATGACCATGGGCATAAAAAAGAATCTGTATTTGGTACTCATGGCGAACATGCTCACTGGTATAATGTCGATGGAAAAGGAATCCCAAGGCATGGCAAGGCCATTGAGATTCCTGAGTATGTGAGAAAGGCGTTGGGTGATCAGCTATGACCTACGAGCAAATACAAGAGGATGTTATCACTACACAAAGTTGCTATACATTTGACTATAATGGAAAGCCTTGCGGTATCGACCCAGTAGATGGAACGTTTAATCTGTGGTATGGCGATGCCGATTACAATTTCCCTAACATGAAAGAGTTGTTTGAGGCAAAGATTTTTGATGGCAAAAGCCTGAAAGAAATCATCGATAGTATAAAAAACTATGGCGAAGGTTGATATAGTGAATTGAATATCCTTGAAGGGCACCAAGCGAAAGCGAGGTGCTTTTCTTATGCCCATTTTCAGGAGGTGAGAGCGTGGCTGACAAATTTATCACGCCGGATGCAGCGGAAACGAAAATCGTAGAGACCGCAAAGGTTTTGCTCGGCGACAGCACAACCGCAAAGGATGCGGTTTATCAGATCTACGCGCAGAAGCTCGTTTCTGACGTGCTGGATTACTGCCATCGCGAGGATTTTCCCGCCGCACTGGTCTACACTTGCGCTGACCTGCTTGTAAAGCGGACGAACGACGCGCAGGATGAGACGCGCGGCTTGAAATCGGTCAAGATGGACGACACGCAGTTTGATTTCGCGAACAGCGACGTCTCCTCTGGCTCACAGGCTGACGCCGATTTCGAGACCATCCGGCCGAAGCTCAACCTCTATCGCAAGATTGGCGGGTGGGGCTGATGGCTGTAACGTATGCAAAGCTCCGCGGCGTGCTCGATAAGCTCATGTACCTTGACACCGTCGCCGTCTACCGCTTGTCGGCCGCAAAGGCGGATGACGGTTTCGACGACTACACCGAGTCGGAGACGGCGGTCCTAAAGGATATCCCATGCAAGCTTTCGCAGTATGGCAAGGACATGCTGATGACGAAGACGGCAGAAGCGGCGACGGTACAGATTGACCTTCGCCTCTGCTGCGCGCCGGACGTCGACATCCGCGAGAACGATCACCTCGTTGTTTCGCATCAAGGCCAGACGTTCGACCTCTACGCGGGCACGCGGTTCGCGTATCCGACGCATCAGGAGATTTCGGTCCGCAGGACAAGGGAGGCGCGGCAGGATGGGACTTGATTTCACGGGGCTTGACGACCTCATAAAGAAGCTGGACGAGGCAGAGAAGAAAATGCCGAACGCCAGCAGCGCGTTCCTTGCACAGGAGGCAGAACTTGTCCGCGGCCATGCCGCCGAGCTGACGCCGGTCGATACCGGCAGGCTCCGTGAAGGCTGGAAAGCCTCAGAGTCGCACGACGGGAAGGTCGACGTCTACAACAACACGGAGTACGCGGCTCACCAAGAGTACGGGCACCGTGTCAAGGTGCATGGGAAGTTTACGGGGAAATTCGTCAAGGGCCGTCATATGTTGCGTGACGGCCTGAGAGAGTCGAAAGAGAACTTCGTCGAGGACGCAAAGGCCATACTGAAAGGGCTGATGTCATGATTTCCATGGCCGATATCCGCACCGCGATCGGGGCTGTTATCCGGGAGAACTTCCCCGAATGGGGGCTTTACCTCAACAACAATCCAGATGCAAAAACCGATTACATCACGCTCGAGCTCACCGAGGACCGCGAAACCGTAGACCCGGTATATTATGACCGCCGTATCGACGTGGATATCCATGTGATACCGCTGCCGGACGCGCGCGGCAATGTAGACCGGAGAAACCTCTACGCGGCGCAGGACAAGCTCGAGCACGCATTTCTACCTGTTTTCAAGCTGGGAGACAGGCGCATCACGATACAGAGCACAAGCTCGCGCATCGTCGATGCTGTCCTGCATTTCAGCTTTACCCTGTCCTTCACCGACTATGAGCCGGAGGAGCCGCAGGAACTTATGAATGTGCTCTACATCAATGGAGTAACAGACACAGAGGAGGAATAACAAATGGCAAACGAAGCCGAAAAGTTCGGTCTGCCGCAGGTCATCATCGACTTCAAGACGAAATCCGTTTCCGCAATCGCGCGCAGCGCGCGCGGCATCGGCGTCATGATTCTCAATGATGAATCTACGAACGTATCGAACTTCTACAAAATCAATGACAGCACGGATATCCCTAGCACGGGCCTGTCCGATAAGGCCGTAGACCTCATCAAGAAGGCACTGCTCGGCACGCCGCTGCGCATCCTTGTCTACACGCTGCCGAAATCCGGCACGACGGTATCGGACGGCACGACGCTCCTGAAGCAGGCGGACGTGCTGAAGAAGCTCGCGACGGTCAAGTGGAACTATATCTGCCACCCGACCGGCACGGCGCAGGATCAGGAAGACCTCGCTACATGGGTCAAGGGTAAACGCTCACTCAAGCACAAGAGCTTCAAGGCGGTCGTCGCGCACTTCGATGCAGACGATAAGGGCGTCATCAACTTCACGACAGAGGATATCCGCGTCGTCAATCCGGCCTATACGGATGCGCTGAACCTCGCGAACGGCGATGCCTCGAAAGTCGACAGCAAGATCTCTGAGTATAACACGTACACGACGGCAGAGTACACGGCACGCATTATGGGCATCCTCGCAGGCCTGTCCCTTGACCGTTCCGCAACGTACTACCAGCTCGAGGAAGTCGTTGACTGCAAAGCCTACGACGATATCGACGATAACATCAGCAAAGGCGAGCTGTGCCTGTTCGACGAGCAGGACGGCAACGGCGTCAAGATTGCCCGTGCTTGCAACTCGCTCCATACCTTCACGACGGATGTCGGCGAGGACTTCCGCTACATCAAGATCGTCGAGGCCGTCGATATGATCCATGACGATATCCACGACACCTTCCGCAACAGCTACGTCGGCAAGTGCATCAATGACTACAATCACAAGATGCTCTTTATCTCCGCCATCCTGGTGTATTTCCGCGGCCTGAAAGGCAATGTCCTCGATAACTCGGAGACAGCGGTCAACACGGTCGATATCGACGAGGAGGCGCAGAAGGATTACATCACGCTCAAGGGCCTCGACAAGCCGGCTGACCTCACGACGCAGCAGATCCGCGAGTACAACACCGGCACGAAGGTATTCCTCACGGGCCGCATTACGCCGGTCAACGCAATGGAAGATTTGAAGATTGATTTCGATATGTAAGGAGTGAGACATTATGGCAAGGGATAGCGAAGATGTAACGTATCGCGGCCGTAGACGCTGGAACGGCAATCATGGCCGCGTATGGTGGGACGGTCTGCTGCTGTTCGAGATTTCCAAGTTCGAGGCAAAGGTCACGGCGGACCGCGAAGATGTTATTATCGGCAACTCGAAGGACAGCAAGATTACCTCTCTGACGGGTGAGGGCAGCTTCACAATCAAAAGCGTCATCAACCGCAATATCAATCAGTATCTCGAGGAGTGGAAAGCCGGACACGATCCGCGTGCAACGCTCGTTGGCCTATTGGAGGATCCCGATATGGTGGATGGCCAGAAAGAGCGCTGCTCGATTGACAACGTCTGGTTCAAAGAGCTGTCGTTGATGGACTTCGAGAAAGGCAAAGTCGTTGAGAAGGAGTTCCCGTTTGGCTTCACGCCGGAGGATGCGTCCTTCATCGAGGCGGTTGATTCGTAATCTAGCAGAATACGCAATAATGGAGTGCCTGGCAGTCGGTCTGCCGGGCCATTTTTATAGGAGGAATACCAATGGCTGTAAGTATTGATGAACTGATTCAGAAAAAAGAGGAACTCGCGAACCGCAAGAAGCGTCTGTATGACCTGCAGACGAGCGCAGGCGTTGTGACGGTGAAGCTGCCGACGCGCGCCCTGATGGCCGAAGCAACAGACCTTGAGACGGGTAGTGACGATTACATCCTGATGAATACCATCGTCGCGCCGGACCTCTCGGACAAGGAGCTCCAGAAGGCCTATGGCTGTGTAGAGCCAACTGACATCATTGGCAAGATCTTCGATGCGGGCGAGATCATCCAGATGGTCCGCAAAATCATGGAGCTTGCCGGCTGGCGTCAGGATATCCAGGCAGACCTGCATAAAGAAGTAAAAAACTAATCGAAGAGGACTGGGAAGCGCGAACTGCTGCTTACCTGGTTCTCCGAGGTCATCCAGTCAACTACTTTTTCCATCTCTCCACGCTTGAGAAGATATTCTGCTATCAGGCCATGGAACGGGAAGAGAAGAAGGAACTGGAGAAACTCAAGATACTTGCAGCGGGAAGGGGGCTGAAACTGGTATGAGCGATTACGTACTATCCGCAACACTGGAGCTCAAGGATAAGCTGACCGGCAAACTCAATGACTCGAAAAAGGCGCTGGAGAGCGTCAAGACCTCGGCCAGCGGTGTAACCGGCGCGTTGGATGCAGCTCAAGCATCTATGGATAAGACCAGTAAGTCTGCGGTCAAGGCAGCCTCCGGAGCCGAAAAGCTCAAGAGTGGCCTGCAAGGTATCAGGGGCGACTATGCGGCTACGCTCTCCGTCAAAGACATGGCATCACCTGGACTCAACAGGGTCAAGAGTGGCCTGCAAGGTATCCACGGGAGGGCTGCCGCGGCGTCTGTCCATCTACGCGACGAGGCGTCTGCTGGTATCACGCATATCAAGGAGGGGCTGGCAGGTCTGACCGGTAAGACGTATACCGCGATGGTCAACGTCAAACAGAACACTGGCGGCATCGCAGGGCTCACGGAGAAAGCGGGCAACGCTGTCTCTGGTGTAGCCAGCGGCATGCTCATGAGCACGTCCATGCAGATGGCTGGCGCCGCAGGTATCGGCTTTGGCATCTATGATGCAATCAAGAGCTATTCGGATTTTGAGAAAGAGATGAGTGCCGTCAAGGCCATCTCCGGTGCAACGGGGGCCGAGTTTGATATGCTCACCGAAAAAGCACGTCAGATGGGGGCAGATACGAAGTTCTCCGCGACAGAATCCGCACAGGCTTTTGAGTACATGGCCATGGCTGGCTGGAAGACTAGCGATATGATGAACGGCATCGAAGGTGTCATGAATCTCGCGGCGGCATCCGGTGAGGATCTTGGCCGTGTCTCGGATATCGTGACCGACGCGCTCACCGCTTTCGGCCTACAGGCAAGTGACTCCGCGCATTTCGCGGATGTCCTGGCTGCCGCGGCCACAAGCTCAAATACGAACGTCGGCATGATGGGTGAAACGTTTAAGTACGTCGCTCCTCTTGCCGGTGCTCTGAAATACGACGTTGAGGACGTGGCGACGGCTATCGGCGTCATGGCCAACTCCGGTGTCAAGGCATCGGAGGCAGGTACGTCGTTGCGCTCCATCTTCACGCGCCTTGCAAAACCGCCGAAAGACGCTGCCGCTGCTCTGGACGCTTTAGGCATTTCCATTAAGAACGATGACGGCACCATAAAGCCGTTCATGCAGACGATGGAGGAAATGCGAGATAAATTCTCGGGCCTGACAGACGATCAGAAAGTCCAGTACGCTGCAAGTATCGCCGGCCAGGAGGCTATGAGCGGCTTGCTTGCTATCATGAATGCATCTGAGGATGATTTTGAAAAGGTCGCAAATGCAATCGACCACGCAAACGGATCAGCCGAAAAGATGGCAAAGACACGTATGGACAACCTCGCAGGTGATATCGAGCTTGTTGGCGGCGCATGGGACCAGTTCATCCAGACCATCATGAAGGGTGGCACAGCTAGCGGCCTGCGCAGTATCGTGCAGGAAATCGGCTCTATCATGGACCTTCTGAATACCCGCATCAAGGATGGCCTCGATTTTGGCGATGTCTTTGCCATAGCTGGCAAGGGTATCACCGACCTCAAGAACAAGTTCCTCCAGTTTGACGGTGTCGGCTCTATTCTTGCTGGCGGTGCGCTGGCCGCAGGGCTCTACAAGATTATCAGCCTGACGAAAAAAGCGTCTAGCGCCATCGGCGACCTTATGTCCAAGCGAAAAGGTGGAGCGGGAAGCGCTACCGGTGCCGCATCTGCTACACGCGATATGGTTGTCAATGCGGCAAATGTCGTTGTGAATGGCAAGAGCATCGCGGGTGGTGGAGCTGCTGGCAAACCGGGCGGTACAGTCATCTTCGGGCCGGACGGCCGCCCGATATCGTCAGACAAGACTTCTCCCGCGCCGGTACCATCCAGAGGATGGCGCAGTATTGCCAAAGAGGCTGCTGCGGGTGGAGCTATCGCGGCGATTCTCAGCGGCCTGGATATTTACTCGACGCATCAAGAGAATCAGGAGAAGTTGGCAGAAGCGGCCTACGGGCTTGAATCTGCGACGGATAACCTTGAACAGCTCCAGCAGTCTGGTGCATCTGAGGAGCAGATTTCCGCTGCTCAGCAGCAGGTCGCGGAAGCGCAGCAGTACCAAGTGGATACACAAGCTAATGCGGACCTCTCGATGGATGAGTCTGTCGGGTCTGGTATCGGCAGCGTTATCGGTGCTGGTATCGGTGCTGTCCTGATGGGCCCGATGGGTGCCGCTGTTGGCGGCTTCCTCGGCTCTGAGATTGGTGATAAGCTCGGCAGCGCTTTCCACAACATTGCATCTGCCAGTGCTGAGGAATACCAGAAAATGGTACAGCCGGAAAGCAAGATGGATGATTACGACGCGGCTGGCATGGGTGAAGAACCAGAAATGCAGATCCAGCTCACCGCCCCAGACGATGACACTGTTGCGCAGGCGGTACAGGATACTGAGGATAAGATTGCTACAGTAAGCCTGACCGACCTTGACGATAACGCAGGTGTCGGACTCTGGCAGAGCCTTTTCGGGGGTGCGTCTGCCGCAGGCGAAGAAGCTCAAGCCACTGTAGAAGCGACAGACGACGCCATCTCAGCAGATGTAGCAGAGACAAGCAGTGAAGTCACATCTTATGCAGATGATGCGGGCGACGGCGTAACGACTGCCTATAGTGATTCAGCTTCTAACTCGCAAGCAGCATGGAGCCCGGTGCCTGGCTGGTTCAGCGGCTCCGTCTTTAGTCCTACCGCATCAGGAGCAGCTGGATGCGGCTCAAGCGTTTCTGGCAGCTTCGAGAGTTCCGCATCCGCTACACAAGGCGCATGGAGCGGTGTCGGTGGATTCTTTGCCGGACTCTTCGCATCGATCAAGTCTCAGGCGGCAAGCTGCGCGGCTTCTGTCGCTCAGTCAATGGCAAGCGCGGCGGCATCTGCTCGGGCTGGTGGGCACACAACCATTGCGGCGGGTCTCGACTGGATTGGCAACAATGCTGCATGGCTCGGCGGTGTCAGCTATCCGCATAAAGCTAGCGGCACGTCTTTCGCTGAAGGTGGCTGGACTGAAATCAACGAGCATGGTGGCGAGATTGTCGACTTGCCGACTGGTGCGCGTGTCTATCCGCACGCCACGACGATGCGCATGCTCGATGACCTGTTCTCGGGCGAAAATTTCCGCCCGGCCATGACGCCTGCTGCGCCGGTATCCCTGAGCGTGCAGGCTCCTGCGCCGTCGAGCAATCCACCTGCGACCATCAATATCACGGGCAATTCGTTCCTCGTGCGCGAGGAAGCGGATATCGACAAGATTGCCTACAAGCTCATGCAGCTGATGCAGCAAGCCAACGCCAACATGAACTTTGTCGGACAGGGGGCGTTCGTATGAGTTTTCTCAGCTTATGGAACGAGGTCAACAACCTCGGCTCCTATCTCACAGGAGGCGGTGGAAGCAAGCGGAAAATCATCCTGTCCTGCGACGGTACGCGGTTCGTTGTGCCGGTCACACCGAAGACCTACAAAGTCGAGACTGAGCAGAATAACCGCGTGGTCGATATCCTCGATACCGGCGAGGCGCAGCTGTTCGGCAACCGCAAGCTCAAGCGGCTCTCGTTCTCCTGCTTCTTCCCTCAGCCGAAACATGAGTATCCGTTTGTCGTCGGGGACACGATGGAGCCGACGGCTTGCGTATCCCTGCTCGAGAAGTGGAAGGAAGGCAAGAAGGCCGTCCGCGTCATCATCACGGACAGCCCGGTAAACCTCATGATGTCGATCAAGTCTTTCGACTATCGCGAGCAGGACGGCTCACGGGACATCTATTATGAGCTGAAATTCATCGAATGGCGCGATCTGAACACGCCGCTCGCGAACAACGAGAAACAGATCAGCAGCGTGACCGGCCTCCGCGGCCGGTCGGTAGGGACAAGCATCCCGCCGAAAATCAGCGCGGTCAAGCGGGCAAAAGATATCCTTGACGCAAGTAAGAAAGCCTATGGGAAATACAAGTACTGGCGGACGCTCAAGGACAAGAACAACCTGAAGGGCCTTGCTCTCAAGAACCTCCGCAATATCATCATCAAGAAGGGGAGTCAGCAGTCATGAGGATAAAGATCAGCAAGACCGACGTGACAAACCTTCTGACGCAGTGCACTTGGTCGGGATCCCGTCTCAATGTCTCAAGGACGCTCGAGTTCACCTTCCTGCAGGATGACCGGGACACGAATATCCCGGTCGTTGACGTGGATACCGGCTACACCTGTTATGGCTATGCCGAGGAAGACACGACGCGGGGCAATACAACGACCGAAACCGCGCTGCAGAGTGGGAACAAGAAGGCCGAGGAGCCGGTTTTCGTCGGCAACATCTACAAGATCGAGCGCGACCGGTCGAAAGGCACCGTGAGAGTCACGGCACACGACCACCTGTATGTCCTTGCACACAGCAAGACCACGAGGCTTTTCACGGACGTCACGCCCGAGGACATCACGAAGCAGATATGCACCGAGATGGGCGTGAAGCCCGGGAACATCGCCGCGACGGGCACGCCGGTGTCCTTTGTTGCGAACCGCAAGACCGGCTATCAGATCATCATGGGAGCCTATAATGAGGCATCGAAGATTCAGGGCAAGAACGCAGGCAAGGACGAGAACGGCAAGGACAAGGAAGGGCCGAAATACCAGCCGATCATGAACGGCGCAAAGCTTGATGTCATTGTCAAGGGTTCCCTTATCGACGGCTTTGTCGCGGACTCCTACGCAAACATGATGAATAGTTCCTACTCCGAGAGCATCGAGAATATCGTCAATCAGGTCATGATCGTTGACTCCGAGGGCAACCAGAAGAGCTACATCAAAGACGATGCCGATATCAAGAAACATTCCATGTTTCAGGACGTCTACAAAGAGGATAAGAACAAGGACACGCAGACCGAAGCGAAGAACCTGCTGAAGAAGCCGGAGCGCGAGGGCACGATTACGGTCCTCGGGGATTACCGCGTGCGCTCGTCCTACTCTATCAAAGTCAAGGACAGCCTGCAGAACAAGGTTTCCGCGCAGTTCTGGGTGAAAGCCGATACGCATACTTTCCACGACGGAGAGCATGAAATGAAGCTCGTTCTCGAGTTCGAGAACATCATGAACAAAGAGGACGTCGAGAAGAAGAAAGACAGGGAAAGCTGAGGTGAAACGCTATGGCAGAACAGGTGATACCATCCGCAGAGTACAGCGTAGCCGAGATGCTTGCGGTGCAGCACGATATCGCAGAAGAGCATGCAAGGCCGCAGCCGAGCGTCGGGGTGGTCGTCACGCCGCCTCCGAAGCTCTCCGTGAGATGGAACAACATCGTGATACCGCCCGAGCGCATCTATCTCTCGGACTACTGGATGCCGGGACACACGCGGCATATCGTCGGCGAGACAAGCAACCGGGGCGGCGGTTCAGGGGATGCCTCCTATGAGTCGCATAACCACCCGATAGACAACGATGAGACATGGACGGATACGCTGAAACCGGGTGATCTCGTTGCCGTACATCCGCAGGAGGGCGGGCAGTCCTTCATCATTACCTGCAAGCTGGTGAAACTATGAGCACAGAATTTCCTTTCATCGGTTCCACGACCGATACCGTCGATACCGAGGACAACCTGCCGCTCTTCAAAGAGTACGCATGGGACTTCGAGACTGATAAATTCCGGTACGACGGCAACGGAAACCATATCCTGCTGACCGGAAACGACGCGCTGGAAGTCTGGATATACAAGGCACTCAAGACCGAGCGTTTTGACTATCTCGCCTACTCATGGCAGTACGGCATCGAACTCAAGCAGTTCGTCGGAAAGGTTATGGGCGTCGGTGAACGGTACAGCGAGCTGAAGCGCGTCATCACGGAATGCCTCATGGTGAATCCGTACATCAAGAGCATCGACTCTTTCAGTTTCGAGCCAGAGGAGAACAGCCGGATCGTCCATATCACGCTCCGGCTCACGAGCATATACGGGGAGATGAGTATCGTTGTATGAAGCAAGAGAACAAGAAGATATCCTGACCGAGCTGCAGGAAACGAGCTCGTCACCTGCAAGCAAGATCGAGGGCACGTTCGAGAATGATGTCCTCGTTACCAACTCCATCGAGTTCGGCAAAATGGAAGTCGAGCTCGAGCAGATGTATAAAGCCGCGTTCGCGGAAACGAGCTGGGGCGAATACCTGACGATGATCGCGGCGGAGTTCGGCGTAGACCGAAAGATCGCAAGCAAGGCAACCGGCACCGTTACCGTGACCGGCACAGGCATGGTCAGCAAGGGTAGCCGGTTCTCTACATCGGCCGGAAACGTCTTTGTGACAACGAAAGAGGCCGACATCAAAGGAAGCGGAGACATACCGGTCGAGGCGTCCCTTGACGGGGCAGACGGCAATGTAGCAGCAGGAACCATCGTCAACATCCCGATCAGCATTCCCGGTATCTTAAGCGTCACGAATGCAAAGGCAACGACCGGCGGCTACGATGAGGAAAGCGACGAAGACCTCCTCAAGCGCTACTACATCGCCGTCCGCACGCCTGCCACGAGCGGGAACAAGTGGCATTATTACAACTGGGCTATGAGCGTCAAGGGCGTCGGGGACTGCCGGGTAAGGCCGCTCTGGAACGGCCCCGGGACGGTCAAGGTTCTTATCGTAGACAGCAACCATCAGACCGCGGCCGATACGCTCATCAAGGCCGTCGCGGACTACATCGAGACCGTCCGGCCCATCGGCGCGACCGTGACCGTCACGAGCCCGACGCCGTTTGCCATCACGGTTTCGGCGGCTATCAAGGGCACGCTTGATGCAGAAGAGTGCCGCAAGGCCATCAACAGCAGGCTTGCAAAGACCGCGATGGATCTCACGGAGCTCTCTTATGCGCAGGTCATCGACATCATCATGAACCAGTCGAGCGTCGAGGACTGCGACAATGTGCTGCTCAACGGCAAGACCCGCCTGACCTTTGATATCGACGAGCTGCCGGTCGTGAAGGAGGTGAAGACCAGTGTCCTTTCTTCGTAACGAGCCTGTCAATCTCTCGCGGTATCTGCCTGCATTCCTGCTAAGCGACAAGAGCCTGAAGGCTATGCTTGACTCCTGCAGCATGGAACATGAGAAGCAGCGGCTCCTGCTTGACGATATCAGCAGGCAGTTCTATGTGCAGACCGCAACATGGGGCCTCCGTGACTGGGAGAGCCTGCTTGACCTAAAACCGGCAATTTCGGAAACTTTTTCGCAGAGAAGGAACCGGGTGCTTCTCTACTTGCAGCATCATCAGACCAGCACAATTTTTTTCCTTGAAAAACTGGCTGACCGGTATATCTCTTATGGCAGTACGAGGATTACCGAAAGGAATCCGGAGAGCTGTTTCATTGTCTCAATCGACAGTCAAGCAGACCTCTCAAAGCTCCGCATTGATGTTTCGGGCATGCATGAAGCGCTGGATCTCTACAAACCAGCTCACCTTGCCTACTACCTCGTCATCCAGCCCGGCAGGCAGCTCGGCCTCAATAGCGCGGGGCCGGTCAAGCAGAGGGTGATTCCGGATAAGAGATGGACCGAGACACAGCATCATATCGTCTTCCCTGCTTGCCTAAATGCCTCGGGGAGCTTGAAAATGGTCAAGCACAGACAGGAATTTAGTCAAGCACATTCGGCTGTCCTGTTCACGGCGGGCACGCTCAACGGGCGCATCCGGCTCAACAACGCCGCACATGATTCCGAAGAGCGCGACCTCGGCATCGAGGTCACGGAGCATTGGAAAGTGTTTGCCGGTTCCCGCATGAACGCGAGGGCCGCGCCGCGGCTCAATGACGCGCCGACGAAAGAGCGGTCACGCTCCTATCATCAAGCAGATTGGCGTGAGGTCATCAGCTACCACGGTGGCAGCATGAACGCATCGAAGCACCGCGTCAAGAAATGGCTGACGTCAAAAACGACGGAGTGGCTAGAAAAGGGCTTTGCGCGCCCGCCCTATGCGCTGAACCGCATCGGGACGGTAACAACGAGCTGGCAAGATATCGGGCACGATGCAGAGCAGACGGAAACCCTGTTCGGCGGCTCGTGCCTCAACCGCGGGAAACCTCGCAGAGCAGAGAGGAAGCAGACGAGCACAACGACCATCCGGGGAACCGTGTTCACCGGCTCACGGCTCAACGGCCGGAAACGGTGCACGCTCAACAATGCAGCATCCGAGACGACGAGCAAGACAAGCACGACGGAAAAGACCATCGTAGACGGCCTGTTTTCAGGCTCTCTCTTGAACGGCGGTATCCGCTTGAATGCAGGCAAGCCGGAAACTCTGACGCGCACGGTGCATATCCCGATATGGCGAAACGTCAAGCACTACCACGGCACGACGCTTCTCAACGCCTGCAAGCATTCCGTGAAAGATGTACAGATAGAACACGTGACACCGGGCAGGACGGAAAAGTTTTTCGACCCGACGCGGGGCACGCTTCTCAATAATCATGCTGTCCTCGGTTACTTAAGACTATAGGAGGTAAACGATGAGTGAAAACATTGTAAAATTCGGCGGCGATACCACAAGCCGCGAGCTCTGGGAAGGAGGGCCGACCGGTTCCACAGGATTCTCAAGAATCCTCAACCCGCAAAGCCGCAACTTCTCGATGATCGCTTTCCAGCAGGCAAAGCCGCTTCTCGACAGTGAGCTGAACCTCTCTCAGCAGGTACAGAACGCGCTGCGCGCTGAAGTCGTGCGCAAGCTGCTTTCCCCGGGGCTTCTCTCCGCAACGACCATCACGGGCGTTACGGACAAGATGAACACGCTCCGGCTTTCGGGTGCCACGGCGAACGTCAACGGCTGGCTGATCAATCTCTACGGCGCAAACCGCTCGGACAATCAGTCGGACATCACGTTCGCAGAAGCACCGTATAGCGGCACACGCGAAGACCTTGCATACGTCGAAGCGTGGTTCGAAGAGGTGGCGCCATCCGGCAGCCCAGAGGATGACGATGAGAGCGTCTACAAGTATGGCGGCCTCGCATCCGGCACGATGCCGAACGACCTGCAAGACCCGACTGCGGGGGATGAGACAAGCCGCCGCATACAGCTCCGCTGGAACATCCGCACGGTCTCGGACGTCGATTTCACGACCTACCCGAAAGGCGTAGACAACGGGACGCGCGTCAAAGCAAAGGGCGGCGCGTCGTCGGACACGGGCTACACGTTCGGCTCGGTAGGCGACGGCCTGTATAGAGCAGGCGACGGCTCCAGCTCGGCCTGCACGGCCCTCAAGTGCGTCGACGGCTACGTATACGCGATTCCGCTTTTCCGCGTCCATCGGCGCAACCAGACGGCGTACAATGCAACAGACAACCCGTCCGGCGCACCGAGTTACGCCAGCGGCACGAAGATTGCCTCGGGCCTTTATCACGATGTCATTTCCCCGGCTGACGTGAGCGTGCTCTATACAAAAGCGGAGCCATATCACGCAGACGGCGCGACAGAAAAGGCAGCGCTCATGACCGTCATGCAGAAAATCAACGGCTGCGAGGTTGAGCTCGATAAGTGGCAGCGCCAGCGCATCCAGCAGGGCGAGGGCGTACTCTATAACAAGTATGTCATCAGCGGCTGCGTGCTGAACGCTATCGGCGGCACACGAAATATCAAGGTGACCAGAACGGGCACCTATTCGGCCGCGAACTATTCGACCGTCTACGTAGACGGGCAGGTCGTGAGCATCAACGACACGCAGGACTCTGTGGCAGCGGTGCCAACCAATGACGGCGCGGCGGCGGTCAGCTACTACGCGTATTTGGACGGAGGAAAAGCCAACGGCTATACCGTGAAAGTCGGCGCATCCGTGCCCGAGGGCAAGTTGGGCCTGTACCGTATCACCGTGCCAGCTGGCGATACTGCCGCCAATCTTAATAACGTCACGTTTGCGGATATCCGCCGTGTTGAGCCATCGCGCAATTACTACAATACGCGCCCATCCACATCAATCGTGTTCCCCGGCTATGCTGCCGTAGACGCACCTGACTATGATGTCGTACTCACACCCCTCTCCTATGATGGAAACGGCGCGGGTTTGGAAGTCACGGAGCGCGGGCAGAACGGCTTTACGGTCGGGCTGACAGGAGAGGCTGACAATGTGCGGTTCCGTTGGACGATGGTTAATCAGGTAGTTTAAGAAGGAGGCAAAACATGATTGAAGTGGACTACCCGCTCAAGTGGGAGCCATACGGTCACGTGCCGTATGGCGTGAAAGACACGACGCTGCTGGTCGGGCAAGGCGAAAACCTTTTACAGTTTAACCTCGATGAGATGCAGAAAGATGGCGAGACCATCATCCGCATCTATCAGGATAAGCAGGGAACGCTCTACGATATCGTGGACGCGCAGAACTACGACAATCCGCCGTATTTGGTGGCACGCGTTACTATCCCGCCGGGACAGTATGAACTGTACGATACCGGGGAGACCCAGAAAAACCAGGTAACTGGTAAAAAGGAAAAGGTGCAAGCAATCCGAAAGCGCACAGTTGACGTAGAAAACTGCAAGATTGAGCGCTGCGGCAGCTGGTTCCCATTGGAAAAGAAAGAGGAGGAAAAGTAATGTATTTCACCATCAAAGACCCGTACCGCCAGGCAGTTGAGGCAGCCTCGGGCGGCCGCAACACCGTGCGCTACGATGACAAGGGCTATCCGTCCGTACTCGTCTGTGTGCCGAAATTCAATCTCGAGGATGTCGCGAGCGATATCGGAACGGGAGTACACCCCATGTTCCTCTATCACGGCAAGGAACTGCCCGAGGTATGGATTGGCAAGTACACGGGAAAAATCGTGAACGGCCGCATGTGCTCAATCCCGATGGAAGACCCGTCCGTGTATATTGACTTTGATACGGCACGCAACGCATGCCGCGCGAAGGGGAAGGGCTGGCACATCATCAGCCGCGCCGAGTGGGCTGGTATCGCGCTCTGGTGCGCTAAAAATGGCACAATTCCCCGCGGCAACACAGCGACGGGAAAAGCACACGACGCGACCTACGAGCACGGCGTGATGGGCGGAGATGGCCGCACGCTCACGGGCTCGGGCCCGAACTCCTGGGCACACGACGGCACGGCGGCAGGTATCTTCGATATGTGCGGCAACGTCTGGGAGTGGAATCAGGGCATGAAGCTCATCGACGGCAAAATCCTTGTTGTCGGCGAGGACGGAACGGCCATGAACAACTTCGACACCGACGACAGCCAGGGCAGCACGGCGGGTTACATCGACACCGGCAACTATTACGACGGCACGGCGATTACCAAAGAGGCTGCAAAAAATAGCGGCAATGGCGGTATCATGAACCTCGCGGCGGCATCCGGCGTTACGCCTCACGCTGCGCTGAAGCAGCTCGCCCTGCTAAAATCCGCCGATGTCACAACTGACGATTATTTCTGGCAGGATCATACAGGCGAGCGCGTGCCGATTTCGGGCGGCAGTTGGAACTCTGGCTCGAACGCGGGCCTGTTCTCTCTGTACCTGAACAATGCTCGGTCCATCTCGAACAACAATGTCGGGGCGCGGGTGGCTTACGCTGAAATCTGATATCTGATCACTGGACATCTGGACGGGCTCGCGGCAGCGAGCACGCAGGAAGAAGGGAGAAAATGAATTTTGCAAGAGACGGCCCGTGATTACCCGACGAGTGTAGTACCGTTTTATCTGCTGGAGCGCACGCACGACTTGATGAAAGAAATCTATATCAGCTTGCGGCAATATCCGAAGGCGGAGAAATACGGCCTAGCAGCTGACACGAAGAAAGTGTTCAACGAATTTCTTGAACTGGTTATTCGCGTAAAGGATAAGCACATCAAGAAAACGTCGCTGGACGATGCAGACATCAAGCTGGACACGTTGCGCCAGTATCTTTTGCTAGGGCAGGAATTTGGCTACATGTCTTTCAAGAGATACGAGATAACAACGAGATATGCAGATGAATGCGGGAGAATCATCGGCAAGATGATTCAGAACAACAGGAAGAAATAACATAGGGCTTACGCCGTTTTCGCGTGCCGATTTCGGGCGGCAATTGGAACAATGGCTCGAACGCGGGCCTGTTCAATCTGAACCTGAACAATGCTCGGTCAAACTCGAACAACAATGTCGGGGCGCGGGTGGCTTGACCTCCGTTATGTCAGAAGTTAATGCCTTATGGGGCATTATCCAGTACATGGAGGATAAGGGGCGTAATTCCTTAGACGGTGACGGAAGATACACCGCCTCAAAAACATAAAAGGACCGCACGTGGCTAGTAGCGTTCTCTGAAAGAGCGGGCGGGCGAAAGGCACGGCGGTGTTAAAGGAATGAAACGAATTAGTTGTTTATATGAAAAGATTTATGATTATGAGAACCTATACCAAGCATATCTTGAAGCGAGGAAGATGAAAAGATATCGGCGGGAAGTTCTCAGGTTTTCGGCAGACATTGACACGAACCTCATTGAACTACAGAACGAGCTTATTTGGAAGACTTACGAAGTCGGTAAGTATAGAGAGTTCTTTGTCTATGATCCGAAGAAACGTCTCATCATGGCACTGCCATTTAGGGATAGGATTGTTCAATGGGCGATATATCGACAGTTGAATCCGTTGTTAGAACGTCGGTATATTTCTACCAGTTACGGCTGCCGTCAGAAAGGCGCACCAATTACAGGAGGACCGCATAATGCAGTGAAGAAATTACAGGAATACATACGAGGCCAGCCGCGTAAAGCGTATATCTTAAAGATGGACGTTTCAAAGTATTTCTATCGTGTTGACCATAACATTCTCATGAATATGCTAAGAGATACAATCAAGGATAAAGACTTATTGTGGCTCCTGGGCGTGATTATTTTCAGTGATCACGATTTCGGCATCGCGGTCGACGACCACGACTATCAAGGAGAGCGGTTACAATCTGTCGGCATGCCGATAGGAAATTTATCAAGCCAAATGTTTGCAAACTTTTACCTTGACGCGGCCGACCAATATGCAAAACATATTTTGAAAGCGCGGTGCTATATCAGATATATGGACGATATGGTAATCGTCAGCACGGACAAGAAATATCTTGCAGATTGCCGAGAAAGAATGCGTGAGTTCTTAATCGAAAAATTGCACTTGCAGTTAAACAACAAAACTTCGATACGCACGGAGATGCAGGGAATTGATTTCTGCGGATATCGTATTTGGCGAGACCACATATTGTTACGTAAAAAGACGGCGCTTAAAATGAAGCACCGCCTTAAATATCTGGCCAAGGCCTACGCACGAGGCGATTCGGGGCTAAAGGATTATCGGAACACACTTATGAGCTACGACGGCATATTGCAACACTGCGATGGCTATAGGTTACGGGAAAGCATATCGCACATCACACTATGCAAAGGAGTAAGAAAATGAAAAAGATGATTTTGACAGCGCTGGTCATGGCATGCCTTGCGCAGCCAGCCCAGGCACAGAGCATTGATGACCGAATCAGTGATATCGGCGTGGACAAATTCGCGCATGCGGGTGTGAGCTACGCTATCGCCGATGAGCTGCATCGGCACGCTGGCATGAACCGTTTCTGGGCAGGGTTTACCAGCTTGTGCATCGGAGCGGCAAAGGAACAGTTTGCAGATGACCATTTCGATAAAGGGGATTTCGCGGCGGATTGCGCGGGCGTCCTGATGTATCAGATTCGGTTTTAGAAGCGGAGGGCAGATATGGATTATATGCACATGATCGGCATGATTCTCCCCTCCGCGTTCTCCCTCGCGGGCGGCTACTATATGTATAAATTGCAGCGGCGGGACAGAATCATCGAGGAAGAGAAGGAAAGCCGCAAACGGGAAATCGCTGAGGAAAAGGCCGCGCAGAAACAGGAAAGCGAGGCCATCCGTAACGGCCTCTGTGCCGTCCTGCGCGACCGCATCATACAGTCAGCAACATACTACGAGGAGAAGGGATTCATCCCGATCCGCGACATGGAGAACATGAGCCTGATGTATAAGGCGTACCACAATCTCGGCGGGAACGGCCTTGTGACGAAAGTATACAAAGAAGTTCTTGAATTGCCGCATATCTTGAAGGGGTGATGCGAATGCGAATCACGACGGATCTGATC